TTCGCTAAGAGCTAATAGTCGATTGACGATAAACAGACCCCTGACATTGTTAGGGGTTTTTTTAATGCTAGTGTAGTGGCACAATCAGTTTTAACTCATGGCATTACGCGCCATTGATCGTCTTAAGAAAGCCGCAAATCTAGAGGCAACAAAAAGAGTAGTTACTCTCTCAGATAAAACTGAGTTTGAGATGTGGGTAAAGCCTTTGACGATGGCAGAGCGTGAACGCGCTCAAAAGCGTGCTGGATCGGATGACGCCAATGCGTTTGCCTTGCAGTTGCTGATCACCAAGGCTAAGGATGAGATGGGAGAATCTTTGTTCTTGGCTGGTGAAGTTGATGTTCTCAAGAACGAGGTAAAGGACAAGGACTTGCAGGCTTTGATGCTGGCAATTTTGACTGATGACGAAGAAGAGGCCACCGACCCAAAATCCTAGAAGCCGAGCTTCGTAAGGACAACTGGCTCATGCTGCAATTTGGTGTCGCCAAAGAGCTTGGCATGAGCTTGTCTGAAGTTCGCACCACAATGACGCAAGAGGAGTTGATTGGTTGGAGCGCCTATTTTGGCGTGATCAATGCAGAGCAGAGAAAAGAAATGGATAAGGCGCGGCGTAGGCGTTAAACTTAGGCATCGCAGTGCGCTGAAACCGTCGTGGCCTATAGAGCTGAGATTGAGATTGGCGTAAAGGGTGCTGACAAGCTAAAGGACTTTAAAGAAGAACTTAAAAAAATAAATCGTATTCTTGATATTACTAATAAAACTAGAGATGTTTTTGAGCTGCCGCTTCAAAACCTTCAAAATTATACTAAGAATTTATCAGAGGCTAGCCGTGCCTTAAAAACAGTTGAGATGAACACGGATGCCGAAAGAGCGGCTGTTGAAAGGTATGTACAGGCTCTTGGTGAAGCCAATGAAGCTCGTGCAAGACAAAATCAATTAATTAAAAGCCAAGTAGCTGCACAAGAGGCAGCACGACGCACTGTTTCTGCTGGACCAACAGGTTTTTCAAGCAGTTCATACAGGCCAGGCGCTTCGCCAGAAACAGTACGAATATCTGAAGTTCAACAAAGCTGGAATAAGTTTTTTGGTTTGGCCGGTGAAATTGCGGAAGACTTGAACAAGGTAGCTAAAGCGAGAAGTTCAAAAGTTCAACAGTCTTGGAATTTATTCTTTGGCCAGGCCGCTGAGATCGCAGAGGACTTGAATAAAGTAGCTAAAGCAAGAGGTTCAAAGATTCAACAATCTTGGAATTTATTTTTTGGTCAGGCGGCTGAAGTTGCTTCAGATTTAAATGCACAAGCCAAGGTACGAAGGTTAAACATCCAAAGCTCTTGGAACAAATTTTTTAGAGAAGCCGCAGATATTGCTGAAGACTTAAGAGAAGGGGCAAGAAATGTTACTAGTGGCACTGGCGGGAAAGCAGCAGGTGGGCGCTTTGGTGCGGCACTCGTTGGTGGAGGATTTCCGCTTTTGTTTGGTGGTGGTCCTGGGGGCGTGTTAGGTGGAGCGTTGGGTGGTGCTATAGGAGGAAAGAAATTTGGCTTTGAAGCCAGTATTGGGCTTGGGGCGCTTGGCTCCGTTTTGGATCGCTTGGTCGGTAGTGCTAGACAACTAGGAGATGCGCTTGCAGCTCCAGAGACGGCATTAGACCAATTACAGCAAGTTGGTTTTGAAGTTAGTGCCTCTACAGAGGCGCAAGTTAGGTCTTTGATAGAAGCGGGAAATAGGACAGAGGCATACAATCTTTTACTTCAAGAGACAGGTGTTCGGCCTGAACAGGTAAATGCACTTCGAGAACTAGATGACGCTTTTGACGACTTGCAGAACGAAGTAGCAGGTCTTTTTGTTGCTCTTGTTACTGAACTTTCCCCAGCGATTATAGCAGTTGCCTCACTTATCACGGATCTTTTCAAAAATTTAAAAGGGTCAGATGTTAAAAGAGCGGCAGCAAACTTAGACCCACAAGCTTTTCAAGCAGCTGAGACTGAAGCGTCGAGAAAGGCTAGCGCAGGTTTCCTCTTTGGAGGAGACAAAGACCTTAAAGACTCTCTTCTTGAAGAAATGTCCAGAGATATTGTGGCGAAAGCAACTCCAGAGCTTGCAGCCCTTGACCCTCTCAGACAGAACAACAAAGATAAGCCAAACAAAACCAAGATTAAAACCTCAGCTGAAGAGCTTATTATTCTTCAAAAACAAAATTCTGTAATCCAGGCAGGAAATAATTTATTGAACGAAAAAGCTTTTATAGCGGCTCAAGACGTAATAGGCGCTCAATTAGTTTTGGATTTAAAAAAGGCAGAGGGAGCACAGGACAAAGAAGCCCTCGCCTTTCAAAAAGCTAGAAACGCTAACGATAAATTGCGTCAAACAAGAAATAAACAGCAAGAACAATTTGACAACGCTGCAGCACGTAAGGCTAAAACTTTATCTGAAAAAGCAGATAGAGATGCAAAAAGAGCCAACGCCGAGTCTGCCAGAAATCTGCGAGCAGCAGATGCCGTGACGATTTCTTTGCAGCAGCAATTAAAGCAAGTTCAACTTGCTGGTACGGAAGAGGGTAAGCGGTATGCAATTCAAGTGCAGTATGAGAATACTTTACGCAAAATTTCTGCACTTAAAGATCAGGATTATGCAGCTAGTCAAAGAGATACGGCTGATCAGATTAAAACAGCCGCTTTAGCAAAGCTTGCGTTTGATCAAGAGCAAAAACGTGCAAAAGCTCTTAGGGATGCAGTCGCTCCACTATTGCAAATTCGAGCCAGTCAGGAAGCAAACCTTGCGGCATCAAGAGAATATAACCGTCTAATTATGGAAGGCATGTTGCCCGCTGAGGCAAAAAGAATTACTGAATTCAACAAGCAAGTTAGCTTGCTTTTGCAGCAAAAAGATATAGCAATAGATTTGTTGCAAATTGAAATTGATAGAGCAAAGTTAGCCAACCAGCCCACAGAAGATATGCAAAAAAGGCTGGATGATCTCAAAAAAGGACGAGTAGCAATAGAAGGCGAAGCGGCTAAAGGCCCTGGAGAAGGTAAATCAAACAAGGAAAGAATTAAGGATGAAGTTGCTGCCGTAAAAGAGGAGCTAAATAAACTACTTGATCCAGTAAATCAAGTTGTAGGAGCGGCTGGAGCGATAGGAGATGCGTTTAGCGAATCATTTAGAGGTGTTATTGACGGGAGCATGACTGCTCAACAAGCGTTGGCAAATCTATTCCAGCGAACAGCAGACCACTTCTTAGATATGACGGCTCAGATTATTGCTGCTGCAATCAAGATGCAGGCTATTCAAATTATTGGAAGCATCCTCGGATCGGCAGCTGGTGGTTTTAACAGCCCTGCCGCCAGCCCTGGGGGCTCTGCTGGTGTTGCGGGCATTGGTGGAGGTGGCCTTGGTGACGTATTTGGCAATACCAGCTCGTTTGGTGCTGCTACGTCTTTGCCTTTTGCAGAAGGCGGCTATGTCAACAAGCCAACCAACGCATTAATTGGTGAAGGTGGCGAGCCTGAGTACATCATCCCTGAATCTAAAATGCGTGAAAGCATGTCGCGTTACTCAAATGGCTCTCGCGGCAATAGCGTTATTCCTGCTAACGGTGGTGGCCCTGGGATGGGAGACAGCGGTGGTGGTGGTGCAGTTGCCGCTCCAATCGATGTTCGCTATACCGTGGAACGCATTAACAGCGTTGATTACATAACCGCTGATCAGTTTCAGACTGGGATGCGTAGTGCTGCAGAGCAAGGCGCAAAACGCGGTGAGCAGAATACACTGAAACGATTACAGATGAGCGGTAGCACTCGCAAGAGGTTGGGTCTATGACAAGTTTTGCTTTTGGCCATGCACTACGCATAAACTCAGGTGGAGCTAAAGGCGAAAAGTTTCGCTTTCAGAATTTTTTTATTGGTAAAAATATCACACACTCTGGGTCTAAATATCAATTTGCCCCATTTGGTTTTTCGGGCGTCACAGTCAACCGCACAGGTGACGGCTTAGAAGCAACGATAGTTTTTCCAGTTAATGATGTGTCTCTCGGTTGGGGGATAGACGCTATTGAAAACACTTGGATAATGGAAGTTGACGTTTTAATTATTGAAAACTCTGACCCTGACACAGGCTTATCCGCGACGAACACGATTGTGCATACCTACACCGGGCAAGTGTTAGGAGGGCAGTGGGACAACACGTCACTGAACTTAGAGCTGGGTTCAGTTTTAGATGCTGTTGGAACGGACGTGCCAAGACGCGCGTTGACCAATCGGATCGTGGGCAACTTACCGATTAGCAATAATGTCCGGCTGCGCTGATCTTATTGGGATGCCGTACCGGCTTGGTGCTGACGGCAGTGATGGTCACATTGACTGCATCCACCTTTGCTACAAGGCTTTAGGCCATATCGGCATTGATCCACCACCGTTTAAGCAGTCCTGGTACGAGGCGGGCAAATGGGAAGTATCGCGTGATTTGCTGAAGTGGGGTTTCCGGGTCAAGAAGCCTGAGTATGATGGGGATATTCTGCTGTTACCACAGCAATCCTGGGCATTTGCAGTCACATGGCAGACGGGAATCTTGTACGTCAATCGAATGTCGGAGAAGGTGCAATGGTCTTCGGCCCGTCTGTTTACGACGTGCCACTGCTTCCGTACGAAAGAGAATTAATAAAAACAATTGGAATTACAGAGAAAGAGTATCAACTGTTTGCGGCTGAAGTCAGGCGGCGCGGTCGATTAAGACCTGCAGAGTATGAGCACATTCCCGATATTGTGTGTTTACCCGATGGCGGGTTGACAATACTTCTAATTAACCTAGCAATCGGCTTGGTCTTGACCGGTGCTGCATACCTGCTCACACCAAAGCCCAAGATGCCTTCGGCTCCTAAGTCAGGCCGGGTTGACTTGGACAGCATCACAGGCGCTAGCCGGTTCACACCATCAAGAGGATTTGACACATTAAACGAGCTAGCAGACTACTCATCACCAATACCCATCATCTTTGGTCTATACAACGAAAAAAGAAAAGTTGGCGGGATGTTGGTTGAGCCACGCTTGGTGTGGTCTCGTATGTTTAGCCATGGCACGCAACAGCAAGCCAAGCTTTTGTTTGTTGTAGGTGAACAAGGCTTAAGAAACGTAAGCCCTAAGTCTGGTATTGCCAAACCAGATCTAGAAGGCATCTTTTTAGGCAATAACGCTTTAGACGTTATTTATGAAGAATTGTTCGCTTTTTACTGGAAACAAGAGTACAACCCCAAGGAAAACGATAACGGACTTATTTATGGGAAACGTGACTTAATAGCCGGAACAAGACTTAAAGATGGAGCTTCTGGCGACCCAGACGCTGGTCTTAATGATGAGGTTTTTGTTTGCCCTAGTGACACGATGGATAATGATCCAGAAGCTTTTTGCCACGCATATTCGCCAGTAAACAATATCCAGTTTGGTGTTTATGGAGCGATTGCCAATGGCACAGGGTATAGGTTGAATTATCGAGTTATTACCGTGCCTAGAGGAAAAGGCGTACAGAAAAAAGCGCAAAGAGTAGATATAATTAGACGCTTAAAAGTCATTGGCGATTTAAACTTAGGCCGTGACGGTGAGGGTGACGTCAAGCCTGGAACGTTTCCAAGTGATAGCCATTCGTATTTACATGAAGTGCAAGACCAACACCATGAAGGGGAAGGTCGTCAATACAGCCCCAGAATGGGCATCTTTAAGCATATCCGCCCCGTACCAAACAGCGATTCAATTGTCACGACAACAGACGGCGATGAGCTAACAAAAGTAGTCAACGTCAAGGTAGGTGACAAAGTAGTTTTTCGAATTTCTCATTCCGAAATACCTGAAGACGTTTACAAAGGTAAAAAAAATAAAGATGGGGACGAAGTTGGCGAAAAAGTGGATGACATAAACTCAACAGTTTTGTCTGATCAACTTGCAGCTGATGCAGCAATGCAAAAAGGCGAAATATTTGCAATTGGCAATACCTTATGGAAAGTTATTAAAAGAGATATTGAGTTCAACCCAGAACTTACAAAGAAAAAAGATCAACAAATTTTCCTTGAGTGTATTGAAACAAAAGACTCAATATTGAAAAGAATAGGCATTGTGAGCCTAGATAAAGTTATTAGGCCGGAGGTTTATATAGACGATATTGATGGCGTGGGACCAGGATTTTTCCCTCTTACCCACATTGCCACAGCGACTATCCGAAATAACCGCCCAGCAGTCGTAACAGAGCTAGGAATAAAAAGCAGCGTATATCAAAACTTGCAGGGGCTGTGTTCTTTTCCTGGGCTACCATCATCAAAAGAAATTAAAGAGTACGGCAAGGACAATGTAGTAGTGTCCACCGGAACAATCACAGCAACGATTGCCAGGTCTTCGTCTTTTAGGGTGTTTATTAGGAAAGCAGGCGTCGACAAAGACAATGAAAAGTTTGATTTTAAGCCTTTAGTTAGTAAGCGTACGGATTCTGAGGTGTTTTTTACAGTGGTAGGGCGGCGGCCTGTTGCGCAGTACAACTTTATTAGAATTAAAAACCCACAAAATTTAAAACCTCAAGAGCTTGAATTTAAGATTGTGCCTATGCCTGCTGCAGAAATGCATTCAGTTGGAGATACTGTTGAATTTATAAAACTTGCGGCAACCCGTTCAGACAGCGAAGCTGAAACTTCTTTAGTAGAAGAGGAGGTTAAGGTTGATGGCATTAACGGTACATTTAAAGTTGTTGCTGCTGGGTCGTTAGTGCAGAGATCAACGATAAGAGCCAATAAAGAATTTACTAGAAAGCCAAATTTTTCTTTTCAACCATCAACGTTTGGCCCGCCAACTGCCGTCGAAAAAATAGCACTTATTCCTGTTAGACAAGACGGCCCTGACAATCAAATAGCTTCGCTAGAGCTCAAAGAAAACGTATCTAACCTGCCCGACGCAGTTGCAGGCAGGAATGGCGCGATGACATTTGAGATGGCTGGCAACCCTGACGACAGCGATGTTGGCAGCAACCAAACGACTACTATTATTACCAAAGAATTTTTTAACGCAGACGGCACTGATTTTGTAATTCTTCGTTGGACCCTATTAAAAAGAAAACTGCCAGACTCACATTTTGCGAGAAAAAACGGTTCTCCTAAACAAAAGCATGTATGGGCTCCTCAAGGAGTAGAAGTTTTGCTCAGCTCAAGAAGCTATGCTGTTGGTGATCGCATCAAAGTAAAACGCGGCGAAGGTGGAACGGATGTTCCTGGGGGCGATCCAAACCCTTATTCAAGCTCTAATAATTTTAGAAAGAATAAGTCGACGAACCCGGCTACAGTTCTTCGCTGGTCAGGGCAAGTCTATAAAGTGACATCTACAGAATCACTTGCAACTATACCTGGAAGAACCGCTGGTTTCTTTTACGAGTTATTTGGTAGCGCCGGTCATTATGCAAGAGACCTTGAAGTTGGAACGACTAGGACAGTTGGCGCAACATATACAAACGATGATGGTAACAGCATTCGAATTCAATACAAGTCTGAAGTGAAAGACTTGCCTGACGATCACTGGTCAGGAGAATCTGTTAGTTGGGAGCAACCAAGTTTTAAAATTCTTCAAGGGAACAGCACGACATCGGACTGGGACGTCAATGATACTTTTACCGCAGAATTGGCTATTACAAATAACAATCCGTTCAAGACTGTTTACGACAGCGCTGGTTTTAGATTTAAAATTACTCAGCTAGAAAAGCTTTCTGAGACTGGTACGGTTGATGCAGAAGTTGTTTTTGAAGGGCAAAGCCAATTTAACGATATCAGCTTTTATAGATCTCTCGTCAAAAAATCAAACGAAAACGAGCCTGAGCACGAGGTTGTTTATGTCAACGAAATTTTGCCTAACGATCAGGCTCCTGTTTTTAACGATTTGACGATGGCCGGGCTTTCATTAAAAGCTAGTCGTAATTTTACCCAGCTTGACCAAGTGCGTACTTGGGTTGGAAAAGGTATCTGTGTCGAAAGGCTGCATCATGATTTATCTACCTATGAAGACAATGAATCTTCTGAAGGGCCTAGCAACCTGTTAACAGATCTTGTGTTTCATTTGTTTACCAATCAAATATCAGGTGTTGGCGGTCTGATGGGAATGAACGCAGCCAACCCAGACTTAGTAGACAAAGAAAAACTTATAGCCACTTCGCGTTTTTTAGAAAAACAAGAGTTGTTTTTCAATGGCGTTATTGGCGAAAACGTAAACTTGCGTCAATTTATAACAGACATGGCCCCAAATTTCTTATGCAACTTTATTCTAGCTGACGGCAAGTTTGCCTTAGTGCCCGCCGTGCCAAGTAAGACCAACGGCAGTATCAACACAGGAGCTGTTGAAATTAAACAGCTATTCACCTCTGGGAACATATTAGAAGACTCATTCAAGCTCGAGTATTTAAGGGCAGAAGAGCGTAGGCCGTTTAAAGCTACTGTTCGCTATAGACAGGAATCAAGAAACAAATTTCCAGAAGAAAAAGTTGTTGAAGTTAGAATAAAAAATAACGCATTTGCCAACAAACTAAAAGACTTAGATATCGGAAGTTTGCCGCACGAGCAGTTTAACCTTACTCAGTTCTGTACTTCAAAAGGACACGCTGTAAAAGTTGCTAAATATTTTCTTGGCTTGCGCGAACTTGTAACACATACGATTAGCTTCTCAACAACAGTTCACGGCTTAAACCTTGAGGCTGGGGCGTTTATTAAGGTCATTACAGAGTCAAGCCCTTACAGCTCAGCTAACAACGGGACCATTGGAACGAATGGACAAGTAACCAGTGTCACCCACTTAGATGACGGGGACTATGACGTTTCATTCTTCAAGACTGATTCAGAAGAAGTTCAAGACGGCAGGATGACGGTTTCTAATGGGATCGTTACAGAATCAAAATTTCATGATTCTGTTTTCACCTTGGTCAATTCCAGCGTCTCTGAAAACGTTTATGTTGTAGAGCAGTTGACGTTCTCTCAGGAGGGTACTGTGGACATTGTTGCATCAGAGCACCCTTGCAATGATGATGGGAGCAGCAAGCTTGCTCACCTTATAGAAAGCGGCACATTCAACGTTGTCCCTGCTGACGATTAATGGACTTTCCTCCGCTCAAACCCACAGCAAGAACGTTTGATCCTGGAACGTATCCAGTCAAGACGTTTAAGGCTCAAAACGGAAGTGAGACCCGGATTCTGTACGGATCAAGTCGCACAGACATGAAGCTGTCACTGACTTACGCCAACATCTCAGATGTCAGTGCGGAGGAGTTTGTAAAGCATTATGACGACAGGCAAGGCAGTTTTAAAACTTTTAGCGCCAGCAGCGCAGGGAAAGACATAGTTGATGGTTGGGAGGGGACAGCAACCTCAACCATCAAGAAGAACCCAGACAACACGGCCAAATATCGATACGAAAGCGCTCCTGTTATCACGCAGGTGGCCGCAGGAGTTAGCACTGTTACAGTGGCTCTGATAGGCGTTGTCTGATGGCGTTTTTTACTGGAGAGCACGGGTCGTTAGAGCTTGAAGGCAATAAAATTGCTTCTGTTCAAAACTGGAGTTTTTCGGTCAACGTTCAAACCGTAGACACTTCAGCGTTGGGATCGACAGATACCACAATCCTTCCAGTTAAAAGAACGACAACAGGCAGTTGTCGAATTTTGTATTACCAAGAAGACAGCGGCAAATTAAGTGACTCAGCAGCTTCTATGTTTATCAGAAAAATTTCTAAGACAGCAACCGGGGGTGCCGGTACAGAAGCACCGCTTGGTCAAGGGGATCAAGAAAGCTCTAATGAGCTTTTTTCAGATTTAAAGTTAAAAATAAACGATGGTAGCAGCCAAGGTTTATTTGTCGAGATGAAAATTTTAATTACAAGTATGACGCTAACAATGAGCGTTGGTGAAATTTGCGCTGCTGACATTCAGTTTCAAAACAGTGGAGCGATTGCAGGATTGAAGTTGTAATGAGCGTTTACCTTGGTGCGTTTGGCAAAGTTGAGCTGCGGCGAAAGTCTGACCTGAAAGGGTTTCGCGCAACAATCAAACCGTCTGATATTCGTGTTGACGACAAAATTTTTGGTGTTACGGTTCCGACTGAACTTGATCCTGACCCCGACCAAAATTATGAGTTTGGCCAGTTAATAACTGGCGACGAAATTATCATTAGGGGTTTTGACCCAAGCGATAGTACCGGAAAGACAAAGAAAAATCTTACTTTTGTACAGGGTTTCACTGAAGCAAGGATTGAGCGCCATGTCCACGTCAATGAGCTAGGCGGAATAAGGCTTTATAACACTTTTGCTAAAGCTGTTAATGGGTTAAAGTCTGAGGCGATTGACCTTGCTGACATATCAAGTGATATAGACGTAAAAATAAAAGTAATAGGTAAAAAAGCAAAAATTCTTGCTCAAGTCACCAATTATGAGTTAAATACTGAACGCGAAACTATAGATACAACATCTCTTTCTGATGAATTTCGCAACCGAATAAGTACTTTGATGTCTGGCTCTGGCCGCATGACATGCCTTTGGGAATACACAGGCGACACGACTCAAGAACTACCTAATTATTTAGTTGAGCTTATCTTGCGCACCAAAATTGGTTCAAACTTTCGCGCACTGTTTTACTTAAAAGCTCCGGGTCACCATCCTGGAGGACTACTCGCAAGAGAAAACGACGAAATTTTTTACGACTTCGATGCAGTTATCACATCCTGCGCGGTTCAGTTTGCTACCGACAATGCTGTGCGAATTACAGCAGATTTTATTACAACTGGAAAGGTTAAGCTAAGGATGAACACCATGGTGGATGATGCTATCACCCAAGAGAATGGAGACTTCATTCCTTTGGACCAGGATCCTAACGTCAACACAGGCAGCCCTTCTTCTCCTTAAGGCACTAGCACCATGGCCAATTTAAAGATTTCAGACTTGCCAGCTCTTGCTGGTGCTGACTTAGCAGCAGACGACCTGCTAGTTGCCGTTGACACTGGCGCGGCAGCATCAAAAAAGCTGACAATTGGTGACTTGATCGCCAATGGCGTCACCCTGATTGCTGATGACGCAATTCCAGGTGCAAAGATTTTGTTCGCTGCTGGTGGCATTGCTACAGCAGACATTGCCGATGCCGCAATAACTACAGCCAAGGTCGCTGATGACAGCATCACAGCCGCCAAGCTTGCTAACGAATCTACTGTTGATCTAGTTACGACGCTGCCTACATCTGGAGCGTTTACTGGTCAACTTGCTTTAGACACTGACGACAACTTCCTGTACTGCTGGAACGGCAGTGCATGGCTCAGCCTTAAGGCAGCCGGGTCTATTAATACTGTCGCTGGCAGCACGGTTGGCTTAGTTGACATTGTTGTCACCACCACCGGATCAAGCGTTTCGATTGCTGCAACCAATAACGACACTGATGCGGCAAACAAGTTTTTAGCAGGCCCAACCAGTGGGGCTGGTGCGGTTGCGTACAGGATTATTGACGGCAGTGACCTGCCTGCTGCGACAACAAGCGCCAAGGGTGGTGTTGTTGTTAACGGTGAAGGACTCCGCATGGATTCCAACACCATTGAAGTTGATAACGACGTAACGCTTAGCACTACACATCATGTCGTAACTTATAGCGCCAAAGGTTTAGTTACTGGCGGTCGCGTTCTTACGTCAGCAGATTTACCGGTTGCGACAGGTAGCGCAAGAGGTGCCGTTATTCCTGGATCAGGGCTTGCCGTTGATGGCAGCGGCAACATCAATCACAGCAATAGTGTTGCAGCTGGAACTTATACGAAAGTTACGGTTGACGGCCAAGGGCACATTAGTGCTGGCGCTACTTTGGCGGCAACAGACATCCCAGATATATCGGCAGCAAAGCTGACTAGCGGAACAATTGGAAGCGCAATTCTTGCAACTGATGCTGTTACCGCAGAGAAACTAGCCGATCAATCTGTTACCAAGTTTGGTGGTGCTGGCGCAACAGATAACGTCGTTACATTTCCGGCTGGTGATTACAAAGGTCAGTTCTTCTTTGATGAGAAAAACGAAGATCTTTACGTCTTTACTGGAGAATCGTTCCTACCAATCACGGTTATTAGCGGCAACCTTGTTAACGCTGGAACGTATAACGCCAACACTAACCTTGTAGGCACGGTTACGACTGCGGGCTCTGCCGCTGGCTTTAGTGCTGGTGGTGCGTTGCCGACGCCTGCAACAGGCAACCTCAACTATTACGTGGTTGTTAGTGACTCTGGAACAGGTTCAGGTAATGCCCCTGCCGTGAGTTTGGCGCCGCCAGACATGCTCATATCTTTGGGTGCAGGAGCATCAACGTTCCAGCTAATCGATGTTTCAAACGCTATTGCTGGCCAGACGGCGGCAAATATTTCGGTTGTTGCGACTGGAGGCATCGCGGCTACAGACGTGCAGGCTGCATTACAAGAATTAGATGCTGAAAAGATTGGAGCTGCTAGCCCAACATTTACTGGAACGGTATTGCTGGGTCAAAACGCTGTTTTGGCGTTTGAAGGCTCTGCAGATGACCAGTACGAGACCACGATCACAGTTGTCAACGCCACGGCTGATCGCACAATTGCTTTTCCGAATGTCAGCGGCAACGTAGTCACGACAGGTGATACGGGAACAGTCACCAGCGCAATGATTGCTGACGCCACGATCGTCGATGCTGACGTTAGTGCTACAGCTGAGATTGCAGTTAGCAAGCTTGCAAACGGCACAGCACGTCAATTGCTACAGACTGATACTGCTGGCAGCGGTGTTGAATTTACAAGCAACGTTGATATTCCTGGAACGTTAGATGTCACAGGTGTTGCAACGTTCGACAGCACATCAACCTTTGTTGGCAACGCTACGTTCAATGGCAGCTTGATCTTTGAAGGTGCAACGCCTGACGCACATGAGCTGACACTGAGTGTTGCTGATCCAGGTGCTGACGTTACGGTCACGATTCCTGCTTCTACTACGACGCTTGCTGGCCTTGCTATTGCTCAGAGTTACACGAAAGCGCAGCGTGGAACGCCTGTTGCATTGACCGATGCAACAACGATTGCTGTTGACATGAGCCTAGGCAACAACTTCAGCGTGACTCTTGCTGGCAACAGAACACTTGGCGATCCAAGCAATGTCACTGCTGGTCAGTCTGGTGTGATTGTGGTTACGCAGGATGGAACGGGCAGTCGCACGCTTAGCTACACCGGAACAAAGTGGAAGTTTTCGGGAGGGTCTGCAAGCGCACCTCAGCTAACTGGAACGGCTGCTGCTGTTGATGTATTGGCTTATTATTGCGAGAGCGCAACGCGCATCACGGTTACTTCGCTGCTAAACGTTTCATGAGTATTC